GGCCGCCTGCGGTCTTAAGCTCGACATGAACGTCTTCGCCTTCAACCGCCATAACCTCGCCCTCAACAACACCAAGAGCGACAGTGTCGCCAGCCTCTGGCGTTACGCCCTCTCCGGAATCAGTTTCCTCAGAGAGAGCGGATAGTGGAATTTTAATCATTTCATAAAGTGCGGGTGGCGCAGTTTCCCGCGCCACCCGCTTTGATAATTACTACGCAACCGAAGCGGTCTTGCTCCGCATCACGATGTAGTAGTTCGGGTTCAGTCGAAGGGTGGCCCAGAAGGTCTTGAAACCAACGTTGGTCACTTGATTCAACGGATCGCTCTTATCAGCTTCGTCGGTGATGATCACCTTCGGGCTGAACGGAGACTGAGTACCCAGATCGGGCACACCGTAGGCTTGTTGGCCGAGGAACAAGGAAGCGTGAACATCCTTGCCAGCAGCCGTGCCGCCGCCGCCAGAGTTGTCGTAATCAAAACGATCATCGTCCTCAGCATTAGCAATGCCGCTAATGAACGGATTGGTCGTCATCACGAACTTAGCACCGTACAGGGAGCCAACTTCACCCTTATAGAGTTCGCCAACATTGCTGTACTGAGCGGCATTCAGCCATTCATTGATCTTCATCACATCGCTAATTACCTGCGGAGAGGCAACGCACACGTAGTTCCCGCCAGAAACGGGGTTAGCGCGGTTGACCTTCAGCTTGGTCACAGCGTCGAGAATCGCACCAGCGTCCAGCGTGTTGCCAGAAGTGGTTCCCTCGAACGTGGTGTAGTCAGTCCCGCCATCAGCGTACATCTCAGTGAGAGTGTCGCTGTTGTCGAGCGCAGAGCCGTCACCGTTCTCCTTAGCGTTGCCAGCAGCGTTGGAACCCACCAGCGCATTGCGGGTGATGGTATCCAGATCAAGGGCAGCGTCTTCGCCGCAGGTCTTGATGCTTTGTTGCAGGCTGTTGAACAGGTCGGTAGCAGTCAGGATGTCCGTCAACTTCACGACTTGTCCGCGCTGAACGAGAGACTTCTCGATCTTCGAGAGCGTCAAAGAGCGAGTGCCGGACGGGGCAGTGCCCTCAGTCAAGTTCTCGATAGACGAAGTCGAAGGTGCGCCATAGCGAAACATCGAGATAGCCTTGTGACCAGCTTTCGCGGGCAGCGGGGCTTTCTCGCCGAATTGATCCAACACAAGTGCCTCAACAGCGTAGGACAGCAATTTCTTGCTGAAGAAGTTTTGGTACTGGTTGGAAAGGGTAGTGGTAGTATTAGTAGCCATTTTTTATTCCTCTAGTCAGCTAGAGGGAGCTATCGGCATCCATCGCGGCCTTCCGTAGGTACGCCATCTGTTCATCATCTGACATGTCCTCGAATCCGCGATTATTGGAAACCTTCTCGTTGGTATAGCCCCCATCCACTGACAATTTTTTTTCCAGTTTGGTTAGTTTTTCGGTAAGTTCTCTGACCTCTGATTCCTTTGCCTCGGCGGCACGAGACCCAATTTTCCATTGGGCAACTTGCACGGCATGTCGCAACCCTTGCCCATCGGGCAGATAGAGAAGGTCAGGGTGACTCTTCAAGATTTCATTACTCTCTTGAGTTAAGTCGGAATCCGGAACCCTCAATTCTGGGAACTGAGACTCAAGCTCTGACTTCGCCTTGGAAAATCCATCCACGACACTGTCAACAGCCTTCTTTCTCTCAAGCTCCTGCTGAATCTCAGCAGACTTCTCGTCAAGCGAATCAGCCTGCTCAAGAAGCTCACTCGCTCGCTCTGTCTTTCCGGACTCTTCAAGGATTTTAGCTGCCTGACGATAATCCTCAGACGTCCTTCCATCCTCGTCCCTGTAGGCTTTCCCCGAATTAAGCTCTTCGCGCTGAAGCTCAATTTCTTTAAGCTTCTCTGCGATTTCCTGCTCCTTGCGCTTATTCTCCTCCTTGGCAGCATTGATTTCCTGCCACGAACGAGATTTACGCTCCTCGTTTCTAGCCCACTTACTCTTTTTAGGTTGCTCCACTGCCTCAGCAGCTTCACCTTCTGTCAATGAACTTACCTGTTCATTAGCATCCTGCCCTTCAGATTCCGGTTCCGCATCGCTCGGAGCCTCTGCTGCCACTTCCTCGCCCCCTTCCGCCTCTGCGTCCTGCGCTTCAGCTTCTTGATCGCCTTCAGGCTCCGGTTCCGGTTCCTTCGGGATTTCAAATTGGGGTTCGGGTTCCCCCGCAGATACTGAGTTGTCATACTCCGTGGCTGCGGCCAACAGTTGCTCGGCGGTTACATCGCCGTTTTCTTCTGGCATTTTGCTCTTCCAATTAGTGCTATCCTCGTCCAATCAGCGCACTAAACCGACTGGCCGTTGCTGTGGAGCCTTCACTCATCGGATACTCGGCTCCGAGTGTATCCGATGTAAATTCTTCTGGCTCCTCCACATCAGCCGCAAGAGCTTCAACCGTGTGAACAGCCGTCCTCACACCATTCGCAAATCCAGCGTTAAATTCAAGCTCTTTTTTACTTGATACAGCCTGCTGGTTTTGCTTGAGAACCATATTAAGCAGAATCATCCGAAACCGCTTGCCTTCTCCCGAGACCAAAAACTTACGCAATGCCGCAGATTCTTGCGCCGTCCACTCTGGTTCCCCGATCCACGGGATGTGCTCAGATAGACGCCACGCAATAGATATAAAGTTAAAAAATCTCATTTTTCAGCCATTACCACTTTTTGCACGACCAATATCGTGCGGACATTTTATCGGTTGCAGTATCGCAGTTATGTCGTGCTCGGAAACTTTTTCGTCTGGCTGGGTCGCTCTTCTTAATCGTCATGTTGGCATCGCCAAACCGGATGATCTTTTCCTTACCATCCTTACACGCCTTAACTACAAACTTCTTCCCGCCCTGAACCTGACGCTTGGGCGAGTTACACTTCATTTTGGATTTATCAATAGCCATTATACTGCTGCTTGTTGCGGTTGCATTTGCTGCATCACCTGCTGCATCTGTGCAGCCTGCTGGTCTTCCTCAGAGGGAATTATTCCGGTTTGACGTAAGTAATCCTCGACATCAGCCCGCATTGAGCGAGCGTTGTTCGTGTCCACCTGTTCGTATGCAGCAAGAAGCTCATCCATTCTAGCCATAATCGCCCTCTGCCCATCCGGACTAATCTGCATTCCAGACTGACGAGCCTTCTCGATGTACTGCATTAAAACCCCGATCCTCGCTGGATGCTCGTTCACCTGCCCAACAGGGATAACCTCCCCGATAAGCAAGGCAGGCAAAACCTTCTGCTCGTCAGAAACTTCATCAGCAGCTTTCTGGTTCGGGTCTTGAACCAATCGCGGAATCAGTGACGGGTCTTCAAGCTCAAGGATGGACTTGTCCAACTCAACTTGATTGATCCAAGGCGAGTTCATAAACAACTGCTTGCGCTGTACAGCCTTATTAAGGAGCATCGCCTTGCTCACCATATCCATACCCCCTCGCGGCTCCAACTGATACTCGTCATGCAGGGCAACGGGGTCTACGGTTAGGCTGTCCTCAAGGAAGCGATACTGAAGACTCTTCTTGTCGAACTGCAACAGGATGCTCCAAGACATTCGGAACAGGTCTCCCAAAGCTTGGCGGAAGAGGCGCAGACGCAAATCCATATTCTGCTGCGCTTGAGCGTTAACGGATTCGATCTCAGTTGCAGTGCGGCGATCCCTGTCCGCCATAATACCATAGTCGGGAACGGTGACTCGCTGCTCGGCTATAGACTGCGTCTGCTGAACCTCCTTATCAAAGTCCATTGGGGTGCTCGGCATCTGCACAGGGGCAATACCGAAGGGTAAAATCTGGCCGGGATTTAGCCTAAGATTAACGCTGTTGGGTAAATCCCGTTCAGCACGGAAGAGAGGTTTATTGAACAGCGTGAATGCGTCCATCTTCTCGTTCCAAATCTTGCACATCGAAGCCTCGAAGGGGGCGAGAACCTCGCAAACTCCGCGAGGAGAATACCAGCCGCCGTCAGTAATTTCATACTTAGTCACGGCGAACGGAGGTTGACCGTGATCGAACGGAACCTCCATATCATCCCGCAAGGGGATGTCTGGAGCCTGCGGGGAAAAGCATTTCATCACCCACTTGCCGTCCTCGTTTCGGGTGTAGACCTCCCAAACGATCACTTGATCAGTGTCATTGGAATGCGTAATGCCTTCGCGAATCTCACGCTCGTGTTTAAGGTCATCTGTGATTCCGGAATCCTTTGCGCTGCCGCCCTTGATCTTATCAAGCGTCTCCTTGCTTGTGTCGTAAATGCCCAGACGCTTGTAATGATCTAGGCTCATAGGCATGACCTGCGTGATCCGGTCAGCGGTGTCGATCCCCTTAGTCCAAGGCGGGACAATAATGTACATCGGGTCAACCGCTTGAAACTCAACCTGCTTCTTCGTGGGGTTCCAGTAAATCTTCATTACCCCTTGACCGCTTACAAGCATGTGGTCAATCCAACTCATCACCTCGGAGGCGTAGTTGCTTTTCTCGTTCAGCTTGTAACTAAACCAATGCTCGGCGGCAGTTGTAAACGCGCCAAGCTGAGAACGCATCGGCACGAAGGTCGCCAACACGTCAAGACCCATTGCCTGCTGAAAAAACGCAGGCTTAAGCTTGTTGATGGTGGTGTCAATTAACGGGAAGTGAAAGTCAGACGCATTGGCCCAAGGTTTCTGGCGGCGGCGTAGGCCGTCATTCCGCATCTGATACCAAAGGGACTGTCGAGTTTCCCACCTAGCGCGACTGGAGACATCTTCGATGATGTCCGTATAGAGTTCCTTGCTCATGCTTATTTACGTTTAACGAAAACCTTTTCCGATCTCCCCTTTATCTGGGTGTCTCACCCTTCTCCCCGCCCACGCAGCGATCATTGTGATCTCGACCGAGACAGCGGATTCAATGCAACAATCACAGACGGCTCCGGAGCAAACAGTATCGTATGCAACCATCTTCCCCAACTCCCCGCAAATAAAGCAAATCCCATCGCTCGTCTCAGCGGGCCTTAATGCTGACCGCTGTAAATGCAAAATTTACTTGACTCCTAATACCCCACAAACATGCCTTCTGGCAAGCTATCTTCTTTGAAACTTGCTTGGGCATCCTCCATCAGTTCGGCCATCGAAGGACGCGAGATGGAGTTAAACCGTTCCCACGTGCCGCCAACGCCGCCGCCGCAGGCGATACAGCCCATTACGGCGTCCGCTCTGTCCGGACTGTCCAGCCCTCGCGCCCGCATCTTATCCTTCGGCTCAAGACCCAGCTTACCAGTTCGGCTGACCTCAGCCCGCCTCGTCACCATCTGCTGGTGGAGCATCCCGTCATCCGGAAGAATGATCTCCCTCTTCTCAATGATACGAGCCGCCACATGCCACATCTCCGCAGAGCGATTGGAATACCTGCTATCAAACGGTTTAGCTCCGAAGTTCACACGGTGGATGTCGTACCCCGCATCCATAAGGGCGTCACACAGCGGCAGGCCGAGGCCGCCTTCATCAGCGTATATCTCGTCCTGCGCCAGATTGTGCTTCTTCACAAGATTCAGAATCTTGCCAATAGTGACATTGGTGTTTTTCTCCCGCCACGTCACCATCTCCACCACCCTATTTCCGTTCCTTAACGCAAATACACACTCGTCACCTCCTGCCGCGAAATCAATAAATGCAACCCGCATCCCCAGCTTAAGCTCCGGAGGGTTCTGCATGCACCCCTCCAGCGACTTCTGGTTGAGAACAAGACCCTCCCCGCTGTCGTCAACAAACTCCCCATAGATCATCGAGCGGATAAGCGGACTATTCTCGCCATACATCTCAATCTGAGTGTCGATCCACTCCTTGGTCAGATGGGGGCAGTCGAAGGCAGTGACGGTATGGCAGTCCCAGAACTTGCGCTTCTTGGTGAACGCCTCGTAAAACTCGCCCGCCGCTGCTCCGGGGCTACTCATAATTAAAAGTCTAGATGGCTGGCAGCGGGCGATAGCGGTGAAAATCGGATCAGGCACAGTCTTAGCCTCGTCAACGATCATCAAAAGGTTCTCTGTCGGCCCCTGCCTGTGCCAGCCCTCGAATTTGCCTGCGTCATTCGTGCTGAAGCCGATAGCGCGGCTGCCGTTAGAATACTCCAGTTCGTTGCTGGTCGCCCGCCAGCCGTGCCCCAGCCCACGAACGTACTCCCGAAGCTTCGGCCAAAGCTGGCCCTCCACCTGCCGCCAGACACCAGCCGTGGTGACCACAAGACTTTGGGGGAAGCGAACCATATGCCACAAGATAGCGGATGCTGCGACAACACTCGTCTTACCCGAACCGTTAGCAGCCTTTAACGCAACTTGACACTCCTTCTCCTCCAAAGCCTCCAACACGTTCTGCTGCCACTCATACGTCTCAAGCCCGAGGAAGTTCTTTGGGAAGTTGCTTAGACGGCTTGCCTCCTCCAAAACCTCCTGCTCTTTTGCAATTTTTTCTAAAGCCTTCTGCTTGCGCTTCTCGTCCGGAGACAGAATTAAGGACGGAGCAGGGGCTGGCTTGATCTTGCGGCGAGGCACGATGATGTCCCGCTCACCCTTCTTCTTCGGAGGCTCCCCTTTCTTGAAGACTGGCTGGGACGCCAGCACCTTCAGCTTCTTCTTCTTGGCGGGCATCAGTTCCGAACCTTGACTCTCTCTGGAATCGAAGACAACTGCGAGAGAAGCTCAGGCGAGATACTGCTCTTCGCGGACGAATTGTCGCTTCCAGCCGTCTTCGGACTCCAGTGAGGGAAACGTGACTGGAGAAAGGACAGAGCCAGCTTGCCATCTCGGCTCTCTAGAATCTTGTCGATAAACGCCTCCTCTGCACGAGCCTGTGCCGCCAACACTTGCGCGTTGAATTTCGGCTTCTCCTTACGAATCTGATCCACTCGCTTCGCGCTGATGCCGCAGGCGGCACAAGCCCCAGTCAAGCTGACTCCCTTCGAGAGCTTCTCAAGGAAGAGATCAAGCGTCTCGCCCGTAAGGTTTTTCTTCACCGATATCTCGGACATGCAAAAATGGTACCATTAAGTTAAAACCTGTCCAGTTCTTTTTGGGGTGTACCTACTATGTCCGCCCGCGTGGGGGGTGGTGCCCCTCCCCGTGGTCGCCCGCTGCCCGCGCCTGCCCGCATTAGCAACCCTAATACCACATTAGCCAGCCTAATGATTAGCAACCCTAATGCCTAGCATAACAGAAACTTGTTTTCCCCTGTACGCGCCCGCACTCGCCGCCCGTGGTACTACAGGGGAACCATACGCCAAGCCTTTATGCGTCATTCTCGGAACAGGAATAGGCCAAGGCTACAGGATTGCGTATGGCGCGAGTTTATTGGAGGCAAGGGTGAAGACACCGGACAAGAAAGAAAGACGCCTTACAACGCATCCTCGCGCCCGCATTGCTGTTTCCCAGCCCCCGCGTGAGCCCACAAATACGGGCCCAACTCTCGCCAACACCGCCCGCCTCAAACGATATCGTTTGCTCGACGTCTACCAGGGCGAACGTCGTCGAGCAAACGACGCCGGATAAAACTTGCGGGCAATGTGCTTTTACTGTTGCGTAACGGTACAATCTGCGGTACAAGTGAACCGTGCCGCGCGTGTGCGGTACTCGCGGGATTGGCCCCCCGTGATTGACAACCGCCCGACGGCCACGGGCAAAAGAAAGCAACATCATGCAAAAGAAAGATGAAATGAGTGTGACTCTCGTG